CCTGGCTTATTTTTATCTGAGCCTTTGCGTTTTTCTGATTTTTTTGCGGGTGTTTGCGCTGAACTCTTTGGTCCAGGACGTTTAGCTGAGTGAGATTCATTTTCCATAGTTATTTATTACACAATAAATTGTAATCATTATCGTACATTTTTTGAACTAATTTTTTAAAATTTGTTTTTCTTTTCCAACCCAATTCTTTTTCAGCTAAAGATGGATCTCCGCATAGTTTATGAACTTCTGCTGGTCGATAAAATTTTCGATTAACTTCAAATAGTATTTCTTTGTTTTCTGTAAAATATTTTTCTTCTTCGTTCTTGCCTGATTTGATGTATTTAATACCGGAATAATTTAATGCTTCTTCGAGAAATTCTCTTACACTATGCATTTCGCCGCTTCCGAGTACATAATTTTTTGGACGATCTTGATTAAGCATTAACCAAACGCCGTCCATAAAATCCTCTGCGTCACTCCAGTCCCTTTTAGCTTCAATATTTCCTAAAGTAAGAGGTGTTATTTTTTGATTATTTTCTATTTGAGTTTTTATTTTTGCGATGCCATGAGTAATTTTTCTTGTGACGAAATCTAAGCCTCGCCTTTTTCCTTCGTGATTAAATAACCATCCTTGTATCGCATATAAGCCGTAAGACTCTCTGTAAACCCTTACGATATGCCTTGCGGCGCATTTTGCTGCTCCATAAGGAGATTGAGGAAGCAATGGATGGGATTCGTTTTGAGGAGAGAAAACAACGTCACCAAATTCTTCACTGCTTCCAGCATTGTAAAATCTACAGTGAGGAGAAAACCTTCTAATTGATTCTAAAATATGTAGCACTGCATTAGAATCTGTTTCCCACGTTTGTATTGGATAATTCCAACTCCCAGCTACAAAAGATTGTGCAGCAAAATTTATGAAAAAATCTGGCTGTAAATCAATCACTATATCGCGAATACTATGTGCGTCGTTTAAATCCATATCAATTAGCTCAAATCGCGATTCATTTTCTAGATGTAAAATATTTTCATGGTTTTTCACGCTTAAGCGTCGCGCTGTACCGTATATTTTATAATTTGTATTTTTTAAAAGATAGTCAATCATGTGACTACCATCTTGACCTGTTACTCCTGTTACTATAATTTTTTTCATTTTAACATTAAAATTGAATTAATTGTATTTTCCGTCATCGGTGTCGGTAGAGAATTTTCTTCTATATTATAATATCCCCATTCATCATGTTCAAAAAAATCTTTTGCATTTTCATTTGGAAAAATTAAGTCTCCTAATTCAGAATGAAAAACTGCAAATTTATCCGTTCCACCCATATCATAAGATGATAAAAACTTTGTGTTTTCTTTATCAAGGGTAATAAGGGTTTCTTCATAAACTTCTCTAATTGCAGCTAGTTTTGGGTCTTCGTTTGATTCTATCATTCCGCAAGGCATTGACCAGTGCTCTGCGAAGTTATGACAAATATGGCTGCGCCGACCTAAAAGCACTAAATTATTAAAAGTTAACAATACTCCTGCTGCTTTATACATCTAAGAAATCATCTAGTTTTTCTTTTTTTTGCCAATGAGGACACCCATCGTAATTCATTTTTACTATTTTATCTCCATCTTCCGGCTCAAGCTCGTGTTTGCAATCAATGAATGCACTTTTCTTAATTTTACCTTCGGAGTCTTTTAATACATAATATTCCATAGGTTTGCGGTATGGACAAATAAAGGCTTTTATTGGTTCTCCATTTTTATCCAAAACGGGTTGACCTCTCGACATTTTATAACCATCTTTTCCGCAAGCTAAAGGCCCTCCAAAAGTTCCATCTCTTGGAAAATCTTGCTTAGCTGCAAGGTTGCTAATTGCAGCGGACTCATCAAAATTATCTAAATATTCTTGAAATTGCGTTAATTGATACTCAAAACCTTCGAGTTCTTCGGACGTAATTTTGTCCATGCGTAAATAACCTTTTCCATAATTACCTAAAAGATCTTTATCTAGGTCAAATCTCAAAAATAAAAACTCACTCTGAGGGTCTGTTTCTGGCATAAGGTGTTTTACCGCTAAGCAATATATTAAGTTCTGTAAATTATCTGTTACCTCTTTACCTTTAAAAACTGACTTGCTACTTTTAAAATCTCGAATAATGACCGAATTGTCTTTATATACAAAAAGTTTATCTATATATCCACGAATTGCATACCTAATACCTTGCTCTTCTTTATGTATCTCTAAATCAAAAAATTGTTCTGACTCTGCTTTTACAGGCTTTTCTTTGCTATCTCCAAAAAAATCACATCGTAAGCCATTAACTATCATTTCATCTATCAATTCAAGATTCTCTGCATCGTTTACAGAAAGCTCTTCGGCTTCTTTTTTAACTTGTGTCGCTACAACTTCTGTATTCCAGATAGTTCCCTCTTTTACTATTTTATTAAATTCTCTTTTATGTTTATCGCCTAATAGTTCAAATACATTATGACAAATAGTTCCCCGACTTGACCCATCATTTCCGGAATCTGGAAGCTTGAGCTTGTAATTGCACCAATAAGTCCAACTGCAGGTTTGCGCAGTTTTTATTCTGCTTGCGGATAATTTAGTTAACTCACTCATTGGCTATAATTTTTTTATTTTTTAATAAAGTTTTAGGCAATGATTTATGTATTTGATTTATCTTTTCTATAATGAAAGATCTTTGTTTTTCTGGTTTAGTAGATTGTAACTTTTCGCTCCATAATTTAAAGTCTGATTGAGACATTTCTCCGAAGTCTTTTTTATTTGGTAGACATATTGAAATTTGATTTGGGTCATAATAATTAAGCAGTTTTAAATAATTTTTAATACTTGCATTTAATCCGCGATTCTCTGATGAATGTTGATCGTTGTTTAAGGATATAATTATATTGGAAACATTAAGAGCTAATGTAGAGCATATGAGTTTTGAAGATATATCTAGTCCGAAAGTGACTAAAACATTTTTATATCCATTTTCATTTAAATTAAGCATATCTCCAATACTCTCCACAAAAATTACCGATTGAGAATCATTGATGCTTTGCCGAACTTCTTCGCTTGCGTATAATGGATATATCCAACCTTTCTTTTTGCCTATATGTTTCCATTTTGGGCGCCCTTCAAGGTTAGACATGTCTCTGCCAGAGAAACCATGTATTTGATTATGCTCATTGTAAATTGGGAAAACAAATCTTTTATTTAATTTACCGCTAGTTGCGAATCCGCCTTTTAATGATTTTAATACTTCTGTAGAAATACCTTTATCATTATAGAATTTATAATGTGGTAATAATTTTTTAAGACAATCCTCTGGGTATATTTCTTCCATTTCTAATTTCTCCGAAAAAGTTAATCTATTATAGTTTGCGCCAATATCTTCTTCATCAACATATTGCTTGATTTGTTTTGGGTCGTTTGTACCTAAAGTTATTTCGACTAGACGTTTGAATGGAGAGAAGGCGCTGTTTTGCACGTGGTCTTTCCATACTCCTGTGTTTTTGTATATTTGTATTGCAGTTTTATTATCTCCATTCCTGAAGACTGCATTGGTTTGCCAATAAGCTCCTCTATCTGAAAGTTTATAACCTAAACTTAGCAAAGACTCCTTGAGTTTTTCTTGAGATATCATTAGATGTTTGGAAGTTCCTCTAAGAACCCTTCTACCGCCTCAACTCCTTCGGAATCCATATGGTCGACTAAGTCTTGTAGATCGCCCCGTTCTTCTAGGGCAAAATTTTCCATATGTAAGTTGATGTAGTTTTTTCTTTTGCTTCCGTCTGGCATTTCCACGGGCTGCAATGCTCTATGCACATCTTTACCTAGCCACCTGTATTTCAAACAAATTAACTTATGAGTACCAAAACCTTCGGGTTCGGATTGAATTTCATCCATTGTTTTTTGCCTTAATAGAAACAGGTGAGAACAGAATTGTGTGATTTGGTCCGATAAAGAAACTATGCTTTCGTCATCAACCACGTTTTCGGCGCTGCGATTATTTGTAATACCAAGCCTGTTGCTTTGAACACTCGTTAACATCGCAACTGTCGGGGCATCATTAAAGCATAATTCTTTTTGAATTAACTGTTTGAACTTATCAACCATTCTACCAACGGTCTCCCATGAACTTGCGCCATTTTGTCTTTCGTATGTAGTTTTAATATAATCAAAGCTGAAGATCATTTTATTTCCACGACCTATCTCTGAGTAATAGAATCTGCGAATAATATTTAACATACTATCGATACTATGACCTGCGACATTATAATAATAAAATTTTAAGTTTTTTATCTTATTCCAAGTTTGCCTGACTTTATTGACAACCTCTTCTCCTGCCTGCCTCCATCTCCCTGTCTCAAGTAAATGCATTGGAACTCCAGAAATTGCTGAGCATTGACGAATGATTAATTCCTCCTTACTCATTTCTCCATTATCGAAATGAAGAACTGGTGTATTGTTGTTTATAGCCGAAACCTTCGTGCAGAAATCCATACAGAATTGAGTTTTACCTACTCCAGCCCTAGCGACAACAACAGTTATGTTTCCTGGCCTGAGCAATGAGCCATATAATTCATTAACTCTTTGATGTGGCCCCATTAGCCCAAATTCATCAATAGGATTATTACCCCTATCTTCAATAAAGTTTTCCATTTCTTCAAAAAGATTCTCAGGTTTAATTGAACCGATTTCATAAAGGTTAACTTTATCATTATATATTTTATCAGCTTCACTAACTATATCGTCAAATGATGCACCGCTCGATAGTGATTTCATATTTTTAGCCACCTCTAAAGAAGAGTCGTGTATTTCTCTCCTAACTGTAATTTTCTTTAATTCTTGAGCAGCTTTAATTACCCCATCTTTCGATATTTGGCGCATAGATAATGCTTTTATGTAATCCGAAATATTGATATTATCCTCGAAAGATATATTTAACGATTTAACTCTTTGCGTTAAGATGACTTCGTCTAAGGCTTCTCCTTTCTCCAAGCTTTGCCTCAGGATACAGAATATTGTCTTATTTACTATAGTATTTTTATTAAAAAAATCCTTATCATCTATAAAAGATGCTATTAAAGGATAGCTTTCTGGAAACTTAATTAGTCCCGCTATTAAATGTTGCTCTAGTTCATATGAATATACCATGTTTGTATGGTATCATATGTATAGAATATAGTCAAGTAATTTCTTCGTCGCCAAAATCATTTAGAGAATCTAAATGCATTTCTTGGGTGGCGACTTGTTCTAGGTATTGTTCTAGGGCTTGCCTTAATCCCATTTCTATTATTGGAGAATTAGCTTTTGTTATAATTGATGGAAGTCCGTCTTGATTCACGAATGCTAATATAAATCCACTATCTCCTCCTGTGGAACCCGTAAATTCAAATAGTTGGCTAATAATATTTTCAGGCAAATTGAATCTTTCCAGATTTTCTGGGTCGATGTTATCTTCGTTCATAAATTATATTACACACATTAAAGATTAACTCCAAAGTTTTCGAATAGTTTTTCATTTAATTTATCTTCTTCGTATATTTCAATTAACTGAATGTCGTTTAATTCGCAAAATTTAAGTTTATCTTGATCTCTTTTTAATTGATTGATGTAATTAATCTTATTCTTTCCATGAAAGAAGGGAACATATTTTGTATGCTGTTTTCCTTGCACCTCAACTGCGACCCTTTTATTTGCATTATAAAAATCTAAGGAGAGTTTTGTGCCTGCAACCGGAAATTCTTCAAATACAATATGATTGCTCCAATATTCTTTTAGAAACTGCTTGGTCTTGTATTGTATTTTACTTCGACTTGGGCCATCCCAGTTAATTAAATAATTCTTAGCTTTTTTAACAGTTCTGGTTGCTCCAAATAAAGTCTTAAAGCGCATTAGTCAAATTTTTGAAATCTTGATACAGGAAATCTGAAAGCTTTTCGTTTTCTTCTAGATAATCAATTAATCTCTGTTCTCCTTGGAATTTTTCATTTATTTCTAGCTTTTTATCAGAAAGCTCTTTAATTAAATCTTCCGAAACAGATATCCATGCACCTTTCTTTTCTATTAAATTAAAAAGGTATAACATGTCAAGAATTTCTCTAGCTCTCCATACTGACTTTCCGTCTTTTTGCCCGTATTTAATTGGATACCTTACTGAAGATCCAGTTTTTTCATTTACACTTTTCCTGAATTTAATCTTACAGTAATGCCCTATAGGCTCACCTTTATCATCTAATTTTGTTGCGGTTGGGTTTTTGAAAATTAAATCAGAAGTATAGCGCTCTTCAAATTCAAGAATAAAGTTAGCATAATGCTTGATTGCATTACCTCCTGCTTGCTTAACTTTTGGGCCTCCTCTAGATGCGTAGGGGTTGGTTGCGACTTCAACTCTAACTTGGCTAGTTAAAATCATTGTATGGCCCATTTTTGTTATAGGTAAAACCATTTTTTTTAAAAATACAGAAGTTATTAATGCTCCTCCTGCAACTTGTTCCGATTCCGCGAAAGGCTTGTCAATATCATTTACTCTGCATAATGCATCGACACTATCGATTATGAACATATACTTTTTATTATGTTCGTTGTGAAAAACTAATTCTCTTATTAATTCAAAGACTTTTTCAAACACGTTGCAATCAAAAACGAAAAATTTTTCAGGGTTAGTGTCTATACCTGATCTTTCAATCATTTCGGGACTAAATCTACCCTCGCTTTTGATATAAATTATCATACCTTCTTTTTTAAACATTTTTTGGAAGTTTTTAGCGAAAGCCATGGCGCAGCTAGTTTTACCTCCTTCGTTGATTCCTGTAAATCTATGAGCTCCGCCAGGCAGGCCTCCACCTAGGGCTATGTCGAGATTTAAGCTTCCACTTGGAATTTTGTACTCTTCGCTTTCGTGAAAATTGTAATGATATTTTTGATTATCTTTATCTGATAAAAATTTAGATATTTGGTCTGTAGTTTTAATTTCTTTAGTTTTACTCATCTATAAATTGTCTTATTGTTTTGGGTTTTTTAAATATTAATTTATCTTCTCCAAATTTCTCTCCAAGTTTTATTTTTTTACTTTCTGGAATTTTATAGTTAAATTCTCTATATTTTTTTCTTAGAATTTTTAATCCATTTGGGCTTCTGAATAAAGCGAGGGATTTGGATTTAGGTAATGATACTTTTTGCCAAAAATCGATATTCGGGAACATGTCAAGTAAATCATTTAAGATTTTCATTTCTCTAGCCCAAAAAAGCCTCTTTTGCGAAGAGGGTTCTTCTGCGAATTTTTTTATTAAATCTTTCTTATGAGTTTGCTTCACTCACTAAGTTTAACTTGTGAATTAAATATTGTCAAGCAAAAAACAATAAGAGGGCTTCTCTTTTCTGTAAGATCTGTTATCTAATCTATCGTTTAAATATTTTTTTACGGTTGTATCAAAAACTTTTTGCATCAAAGGGGTTTCTTGTTGCGGGCAAAGATCATCGATTTCTGCGGAAATTGCTTGACAATTTAATATATCCGCCTTACTAAAGTCAGCTTTCTTAGAGAATTTATGGCATCCTTTAATTGATGACGGAACGATTACGTAAAAACCTGAATCATCAGAACCTTTAATTATCACGTCTTTTTCTCGAGCATTATTTAGATCATTTAATGCTTTTTCTTTTTCTTTTATTAGTTGATCAATGAATTCTTTTAATTCGTTTATCTGTTTTAATTTGTTATTTAGGTCAATATTTTTAGATTCAAATTCATTTGATTTTAAATTTAGATATTTAATTTTTTTATTTTGAGAATTCACTGTTTCGTTTAATTCTTTTATTAAGATCTCATTTTCTGTATTGATATTACTTTTTTCTTTTTGTAGGTCATTTAATTGCTTCTTTAGATTCACAAGTTCTAAGGAACATTTATTGGCCTCTTCTTTAGTTTGAGATATTAAAAACTCATTACTTTTTCTTTTAATTTGTATCTGTTTTATTTCCTCAATATCATTTTCGAGGTTATTGGCTTTATCTAGGACTCGTTTTTTGGATATTTTAATTTGCTCTAGCTCTCTAAATTTTTCATCTCTTTCAGCTTTTAATGTTTTTATTTCTTCTTTAATTGGAGAGTTTCTCTCAGCTTCAAGAGCTTGTTTTTCAGCTTCGATCTTAGCTTCTCTTGCGGATTGTTGATATTTCTGTATTTCTTCTTTATAGAGATTTACCTGAGACTCTTTTAGTTCTATAATTTTTTCTTCTTGTTCAATATCTTTTTGCCTTTCTTTTATTTCCAATTCTTTAGCTTCCAACTCTTTACTTATAATTTTAAACTCAGAGTTCTTGGTGATTACTTCCGATTCATCAATTTGTAATCCAGGAAATCTTTTCATTAAACTAATGTGAGCGGCTAGTACAAGTAGAACAGCTAAGGGGTCGAATACAAAAATCAATATTATTATCACTATTCTTACCGCTTTTCCCATATCAAAGTCAACCCCTGTGAAGTCAGAAATTAATTCTGCAACATATTTTATTGGCCCGACTTCAGCTTCTAATTGTCTCGATCCATCGTCATAATTAAATTTTTCTTTTTCTAATTCATCAATTTTATTTAAAGATTCAGTTATCTTGTTGTTATATTCTTCTATTTTATTTTTGACTTCATCAGGTTTATCAAATCCAATGGATTGATATTCTTGTATTCTTTTTCTGATATCTGAAATCAAAGAGGATGTCTCGTTTCTGTATTTAGATATACGTTCTTCTATCTCACTTTTCTTTTTGCTTAATTCAAGTCTCTCATCTGCTTGTTCTGCAGTGATCTGCTCTAGATCCTTCTTTTTGTTAGAAAAGAGCCCTCCAGATTTACTTTTAACTAAATTCAATTCTTCATTTAATTTATCAATTCTGGATTGAATAGGGATTAACATTTTGTTGTCTAATTCAATATCTTTTTCTAATTGACTTGAGAGTTGTTCTATCTTTTTTTGTTCTAAATTGATATTCTCTTGGCTTTTGTCGTTTAAATTTTGATTGCTATTTTCTGCCTGAGATATTAGATCTTTTTGCCTTAAAATAAAATCTTTTTCTCTTTGTATTTTATTTTCTACTTGAGTAGCTAGTGCCATATTTTTTTCAGCATTAGCTTCGTGTTCTATATGAGACTTCGATAGAAATCCAAAAATGCCCATACTAGTAATCCCCATGAGAACTAATATTGCCGAAAATAAATATATTTTTATAGTTTTTGGGGCGGAGGCCCAGTTATTATGAAGCCATATTGCTGCAATAATTTTTCCAACTTCTAATGCTGCGCCCATAGCTATAACAGCTTCTATTGAACCTGGGAAAATTGTAGCTAAACCTATTATACTAAAATAAGCAGCTATACAAGAAATGCTTAATGCGGATAGTAATGTTAATATTGCAAAAATCATTGTATTCTATAATTCGAATTAGGTGGTTGTTTTTTATTGAGGGGATCTACTTGCGAAATGTCTGTGCGGTTTGAATTCGCATAATACCCGCGGTTATCGTTAGGGTAATACTCTCTTTCTCCTTTTTTAGCTGTTCCTTCAACTTCTTGTTGAGAAGAATAATCGTATGGCCCTGGGGTTGAATCTCTATTATCGTTGCTGTATCTAAAATTTGGATTTTCTGTATGTTCACTCATATATATCATTACACTCCATATCTGAAAGTTTTACGGTTATCGTCTGCCCATTGTCAAGTTCAATAGTCGCAAACTTAGCTCCATCTTCAGGACCTCCTAGTTCTTCGTATTCATTTATAACTTTGCCAACCATTTCTTTTCCGTTGACTTTAACTATGCATATTTTAGGTTTTTCTTTCATATTTTTATATACACATTTATATTTTAAGTACAAAAGTTAAAAGTTAACTTTGGACTTTTATTAGACTTTACTTTAACTTATGTGTATCATAAAGGATGAGCAAAAGAAAATATACTAAACGCTCCGATTATTGGAATAAGTTTGATAAAGATGACGATGATAACCTTAAGCGTTTAATAGAAATTCCCATCTCAGAACCCTTTTCTTCCGGAGAGCCTTATTACTCTGAATCAAAAGCTTCATCGTATTCCAGGACAGAATCTAAGTCTGACGAGTTTGCGTCTAGGAGAAATGCAGCTCATAAATCTAGTAAAAAATTTAGGTTTTCTAATATATCGGGGGGTATGTTGCCTTATGTTTATGGTCATGACGGAGTAAATGTAAGAGATTCTATTGAGTTGTGTCAAAAAGCTTACGCTAATATATCTGTTTTTAGAAATGCGATTGATGTAATGTCTGAATTTGCTAACTCAAATCTCTATCTCGAAGGAGGGACTCAAAAATCTAGAGACTTCATATATAAATGGTTTGATAAAGTTAACCTCTGGAACCTTAAGGATCAGTATTTTCGAGAATATTATAGGAGTGGAAATATATTTTTATACAGAGTAGATGGCGAATTTTCTAAAACAGACTTTGATAAATTGAGTAAGATATATGGATCAACAATATCTTTAAAGCCTGGAAAATTACCTGTAAAATATATAGTTCTTAATCCTTATGATATTGTTGCGACAAAAGGTTCTTCTTTTGAAACGGCTTTATACGAAAAAATATTATCCGAATATGATATAGAGAGACTTAAAAACCCAAAAACAGACTATGATTTACAGGTATACGAATCATTAGATGAAGATATTAAGGAGAAAATTAAAAATGGAAAATATAATCAGGACGGACTTAGGGTTAAATTGGATCCGAGTAATTTGGTTTACTCTTTTTACAAAAAACAAGATTACGAACCTTTTGCTATTCCTTTTGGTTATCCTGTGTTAGATGACATTAATTTTAAATTAGAACTAAAAAAAATCGATCAAGCTATATGTAGGACAATTGAAAATGTAATTCTTCTCATTACTATGGGTGCAGAGCCTGATAAGGGAGGCATTAATCCTCGAAATATGGAGGCGATGCAAAATTTATTCAAAAACGAAAGTGTCGGGAGGGTTTTGGTTAGTGACTATACAACAAAAGCTCAATTTATTATACCTGATATTGGTAAGGTGGTTGGCCCCGCTAAATATGAAGTGATTAATAATGACATTAAAGAAGGTTTGCAAAATGTTATTGTCGGGGATGAAAGGTATAGCAATACTCAAGTGAAAGCTAAGATATTCTTAGAAAGATTAAAAGAATCTAGGAATGCTTTTATTTATGACTTTTTGCAGCCTCAAATAAAAATGATTTGCCAGAATTTAGGGTTTAGAAAATACCCGAAAGTCAAGTTTGAGGAGACGGATATTAAAGACGAAGTTCAATTACAGAGGGTCGCTACTAGGCTAATGGAATTAGGCTTAATTACTCCACAACAAGGAATGACCGCGATAGAAAAAGGTATATACCCTAATCCCGAAGACTTAGATGCAGCTCAGGAGGAGTATATAGAGCAAAGGAAGAATGGGTTATATAATCCAATAGTAGGTGGAGTACCAATGGTTTCCCCTGAAGTTGGGGTTACTGAGACAGAGGTTCGAAACAATACGACAAAAAATGAAGTTGGTAGACCTGTAGGAACTTCTGATATACCTCAAGAATCTTCAGCATCTTTATTTAGTAGAGAAGATATTCAAACTGTTATTTATAACACAGAAGAATTAAGAAACTTTGCTCTATCTGAAATTAAAAATAAACTTAAAAGGAAAAGATTACGAAAACAAGAGAAAAATATGATTGATGAATTATGTCAATCAGTTATAATTTCAACTAATAATAAAAAGTGGAAAGATAGGATTACATCATGCATTAATGATTCTAGTAATATAGGAAATTTACATCCAAAGACAGAAGTGCAAGATATAGCTTCAGAGTATAATCTTGATTTGTATTCTGCAGCTTTGTTATATCATAGCCAAAAGGAGGTTTAAGAAATGGGAGCCTTCGAAACTTTCGTAAATGCTAACTTAGGTATAAGAAAGCCTTTAATCCTCGATTCCGGGCATCCAACCGGAAGCTTTAAAGCTGCAGGTATAGTTGGTTCTGAATATATTGATACTGAAACAAATGAAATTTATGAGAAAACGGGAGAAAATAATTTTCAAGACTGGTCCCTGATTCGAAAACTTGGGGAATCACTTTCAGATTCCCAGTCTTCCGTTTCGGCTCAAAGCTTTTCTACGTCAATAAATATGCCTTTAAACACTGATAATTTGAATATACAATACGATGATATTGGTAATCAAAATATATATTTAGAAGCTCCTAGAGTTTTCGTTTCTTTAAGATTTAACGATTTACCTGAAGCTTTATACTCTCATTCTATTTATGGAGTAGATTTAGAAGGTTTTAATATTCAATTATCAGACGAAATGGCTCAAACCGGTTGCCACTTGGATATATTGATTACTGCATCTGAAGATCAAATTAGCGGTTCAGTTTAAAGGTTTTAAGTTTCTAGCTATTATTTCAAATATAGATTTTTTTATCTGTTCGCCACCTTTATCCCATTTATACATTATATCGTTTTTTATATGGTTCATTTGTTGCTCCATTTTTTCGATCTCTTTTTTTAATTGATCTATAAATTCAGGAGAAATTGTTTTAACGCCCACGTTAAGTTCTAGGGCTACTTTAAGTATTTTGCGAAAATCTCCATTCTGTTTACCTTCAATGACCTCATTGTACATATCTAACCTTTCATTGGTTTCGTTTTCAGGTAAATCTTTATTTAAATCTGGGTGAGTTTTTTTAACAACTTCACGAAATAAATCATTCATTTCGTCATTGGATAACTCTGTTGACTTATCTTTTTTATCTGGAACAGATTCAAATGGGTGTTGTATTTTTTTATTGTCGCAATATTCAAGCATGGCTGCAATAAACTTTCTTCTAATTTCTTCAAATTCTTCAACCAGCTCTTCATGTTCTAGATTGAGATAGATCGCTTTATGCCTTAATTTATTGAAAACTTTCTTTAGTCTTTTTTGAGCTTCTGGCGCAGAATACTTGACAGGTAAGTTTTCTTTTATATATTTTTTATTATCGGGCTCATATTTACCTAGTGGGTGTTTTTCTCTTTCTGAGAATAAATCATTAAACAAATCTTTTCTATTCATATATTATTTTACACAAAAAAGGCGACCCCAAGGGGTCGCCAAAGATAAAGAATATCTTTCTCGTTAGGTTTTACCCAATAGAAGCAATTAACTCTACTGTGTAATTTCCAGAAGGTGTGTTATCTGCAAATGTTACAGTAGCAGCGCTTGCGCTAACTGAGGAAACCATGCATGCGATGATTGGATCGTTTGCATTAGAGCTTTTTAACTGAGCTACAACAATTGGGGTTGATGCAAATGTGCGACCAAAGCTAATTGAGCCTGAATTGTCAACACCGTTACCCACACTTGTGCTAACTGCGACTACATCATTTGTTGCGATAATAGCTGCGAGGCTAGAGATATCACTATCAGTAGTTGCTTCGTCAGTGTCTCGTTGAGCTTGTAAGCTAGAAACGTCGCTCTCAAGGTCTCCTGTTCCTGCGCTATTAAGAGCCGCAAGACTGGAAACGTCGCTCTCAAGGTCTCCCTTGTTAGTTGAGATATCACCAGCAAGACTGGAAACGTCGCTATCAGTAGCTGCTTCGTCAGCTACGCGCTGAACTTGAAGGCTGGAAACGTCACTCTCAAGGTCTCCCTTGTTAGTTGAGATATCACCAGCAAGACTGGAAACATCACTATCAGTAGTTCCTTCGTCAGCGTCGCGTTGAGCTTGAAGACTGGAAATATTGCTCTCTAAATCTCCTGTGCTTCCTGCAGATATAGCTGCAAGGCTGGAAACGTCACTCTCAAGGTCTCCCTTGTTAGTTGAGATATCACCAGCAAGACTGGAAACGTCGCTATCAGTAGCTGCTTCGTCAGCTACGCGCTGAACTTGAAGGCTGGAAACGTCGCTCTCAAGGTCTCCCTTGTTTGTTGCGATATCACCAGCAAGGCTAGAAACGTCGCTATCAGTAGCTGCTTCGTCAGCTACGCGCTGAACTTGAAGGCTGGAAACGTCGCTCTCAAGGTCTCCCTTGTTTGTTGCGATATCACCAGCAAGGCTAGAAACGTCACTATCAGTAGTTCCTTCGTCAGCGTCGCGTTGAGCTTGAAGACTGGAAATGCTGCTCTCTAAATCTCCTGTGCTTCCTGCAGATATAGCTGCAAGGCTAGAGATATCGCTATCAGTGTTTCCTTCGTCCGCTACTCTTTGAGCGTGTAAACTAGAGATATCATTTTCAATAGTTTGACGAGACATTAATGTGCTACCGCTTGCGCTTTTAATTTCAAAAGCGTTTTCGGAGCTCGCTTCAAGGAGGAGATTACCTCCAAGATTTAATGATTCAGTACGGAATATTTTTGCCATACAGTAATATATACCTTAAAACTATAGTTTTGGGAAGTTTATTTTTTAATAAATCCAGATAAATACTAGCATTCAAGGTGATTCCAGTAACTCATAAATATCTTCTTTAATTCATAAGGATAAGCCATAAAATGTAATATAAATGTGTCATTATTTACTAACCTTGGGTCAGTATTAAATTCGTTCATTTTAAATATTTTTCTATTAAAACCAAAGCCATCACTCTTTTTTAATATCTCGCATAATATTTCTTGATCTCCTCCGCTGGCGTACAATGAAGATTTATCTCCATCGAAATCTCGCCATTTTTTTATTATGTTTTTTGTATATTGATGAGATTTAAAGAATAATACCCCGCTATTTAGCATGCAATGATCGCCAATATCTTTTGTTGCAAGTATGAATTTTTTCGGAGCTTTTTCTATAATTGATTCAAGTTTTTTTTCTGGATTAAAAATTAACGTGTCTGAATCCATCCATACAATATAATCGTGATCATCAATATGATTAAGTAACGCTTGGGATTTTGACCAATTCGGACTTCCGTTTTTATCTAAATTTTCTCTGTAGACGTAAAAGCTGTAACCCTGCTTTTCGCAGTATTCTTTAATACTTTTTTCTGAGTAAATAGCGAATTCAGAAATCTCTTTCGTATACAGGCTGACGATTGCAATCTTCTTAAATGGATTAAAACAATTGAATTTATCTTTAGGTTCTTCAATCACAGGTATTTGCGAGCTTATGTATTTAACCCAATCAAAAAGCTTTCTGTGTTTTCCAAATCTATCATTATTGAAAAAACTTAACCATTGATTTTTGAGGTCTATTAATTCTTGTTGTTTTTCATTCATTTGAATTTCATTTTGTTTTTATCTATAGGATTTTTTATCCCCCAATGCTCAACACCGCTTTCATCATACATAGCTTCTTTACCTAGGCCATTACCCGAATTAAAGGTATTTTTATTATATTTAAATATAAAAGTTTCTTCAGGAGGGGTTTCTATGAAAGTTTGAATATACTTTGATTGATTTATTTTTTCAATTATTTTTTCTAACACTTCTTTACTTGGGTATCTTTCTAGGGCGTGGCCATGAATCAGTTTAGTTAAGCCGTGAAAATAGGTAATTGGGGCAAGTGTTAATATATCCTGCCAACCCGACCTTCTTCTTCTTAGCATTAAATCTAATGCAGATTTGTGCAAGGGGTTATTTGGAGAGCTTATCATAATATCTTGCGAAAAATCTATAATTTTCTCATGATTGGAATGTAGTGGTAAAACGCATTTTGCGTTTTTTTCTATGATTGAATTTAGCTCTTTATTTGCGTGTCTATCTATATCTGTATATAAACCACCTTCGTTGACTATTTTTAATAGACGCCATGTGTCAACTTTTGATACTATCGGCGCGTCTTTAATTAAATTATAGTCTATAGTTGATAAATTTTCTTTCAAATATAATTCAACTTCATTGTCGTCTGAAATTACTAGTTCCCAGTCGGGGTTTATTTTTATTAGATTCTGTATTCCGTTTACGGCTAATTGATTTGAACTTTCTAATATAGACTTATCTTTCCATGAAATATGGATTTTCTTAGGTATTGAAGATAAAGGCTCGAGGAGGTCATCTAGGTTTTCTTTCTGTGAACTTATCCTCATCACAGAAGAGTTTTTAAAAAAACTAGATTTCTTTTTGGATAAATTAATCGGATCAGAATATACTTTTTTATGATACTTGCTATTATCTAGTTCAAAATTAGTTGCAGCTTCCCTACCTCCGAACTTTAAATCCTGAAGAAAAATAGGTTTCTTAAGAGCGTATACATTATAATTTGTCTGCATTTCCGCAGCAAATACATCCCAAATCTTTTCTTGATAAAAACCGTCGATCATAGCTTTTTGATAGGCTGAAGCACCAAGTGGAGAGCAAATCATAATTGCGTGACCACTTAACATGTTGAAAATTTGATATACGTTTTCATCAATTTGTTGAGCAGAAATATTATCAATAGCTTTACCGTTATTCATTGCAAGCTGAGACAAACCTAGATAAAACAAATCAGCATCATACGGAATGTCTATCTCTTCTGGCATTTCCCTGAAAAAAGAAATATCGTCCTCTAATATCACAAAGGGTTGAAATGGTTTGTCATTATCTTGATCCCTTAACCCTGCCTCAATCATTCTTGCATGACCTATACTTCCAGATTTTTCTTTTGATATACCTATTTCAAAAGGTAGTACTTTTTTGCATTGATAATATTTTAATATAGATTCTATATGTTTAGA